AAAACACTTCGTTCTGAATAATTTGCAATCTCTCTTTGCCAGTTAATCTTTAAAGATGCAGGACATATTATTAATATTTTTTTTGCACCTGTTTCAAGTGCTGCTATTATTGTTGATGTGGTTTTCCCAAGACCCATGTCATCTGCCAAAATGTACCTTTTGGACCCAACCAATTTTTCGATTGCTTCTTTCTGATGACTTAATGGTGGTCTATGAGAATACTTGGAATAATCAATCTCAACCTTTTCGACATTATGAGTTTTAATAAGTGATGATTTTGGAACCCAAAATTCAGACAAAACGTCCTTTTCAAAAAACTTACCCCATACATGATAAGATTTATCTTTTTCAACTAAAAGTTTTTCTATATAAACTTGAGTTGGTGTTTGTAAGAAATATTTGTCTTTAGCAAACTTTTCGGCAAAATATGTGTCAAGTGCAACCCACTTTCTAGCAACCTTTGGTTTTACATCAAAATAGTTAATTATATAATCGGCTTGTGTTCTTGTTGGATAAAACTTTTTATTAGTTTCTTTCTTGGTCTTTAGATATAATATATAGTTATTAGCCCCACTATAGGAATCTAATAGGTCTAAAGCTTTAACTTCAATTATATTTTTAGTTTGTTCCAATTTCTTAATATAAATAAAAATAACGATAAAAAGTATATTTATCAAGAAAACGTCATATGACAAATAGAGTTCCAATAACAAGATTAGGTAAATTTTTTGGTGAGAACGATTTTAACCTTGAAATCGAAATGGGTCAAGAGTGGTTGGTGGGTGATATGAATTATACCTGTGTCTTATATAGAGTAGATAAAAACAAAACAAAAACTGATGATGTTTATGGCGAGGCGGTTAGTGATGGTATTAAGTTTTTACCACCGGTAGAGTTTAATGCCTATGTTTCTATTGCGGCACCTGAAAATAGAAATGTTGGTACCACCAAGAATGTTCAATTAGAACCTGGAAACATAACAATGTCTGTTTATTTAAAAACTTTAGAAGAATTGGAAATTGATATCGATCTTGGAGATTATGTCGGATATTATGATACAGAAAGTTTTGTAAGATATTACACCGTGGTAAATGATGGTCGAGTAACATCTGACATCAAACACACATATAAAGGATATCGTCCTTTTTATAAAACAATAATTGCGGCTCCTGTTGGTCCAAATGAATTTAGAGGATTTTAATTATTATGGCATTTCCTAAAAAGATAAAAAAATTTATACCCCTGACGGAACCTAAAACTCTTTTACCTAGAAGACGAGAGCTTCGTGATATGATTGAGCAAGACGGAACTTTTCTTCCAAAAAGTTTATTACATGCTGATTTGGATCGAGGATTTTTGGATTTTGTAAGAGATGAATTGAAGTGTGTGGTTGAAGGAAAGACCGTTCCTATGATTGACATTTTAATAACAACTCAAAACTGGGCACAATTTACAGAAACATGGGACTTTCAAAATATCGATAAAAATACGGAACCACCTTTCATTACGGTTATTAGAACACCGGAAGTTAAATACGGAAATAATCCGGCAATTGTTTATAACATACCAAATAGAAAATTATACTTTTATATGAAAGTTCCTACTTGGGACGGAAACAAAAATGGTTTTGATATTTATAAAATTCCTCAACCGGTTCCTGTTGATATAACTTATACTATTGCAATTGTTTGTAATAGAATGAGAGAGATCAATAAGTTCAATCAAATAATGATGGAAAAGTTTGCATCACTTCAAGCATATCAAAATATTAAAGGACATTATATTCCTATGAAATTGAATAGTGTGAGTGATGAGTCGGTAACTGAAGTAGAAAAAAGAAAATATTACATTCAAAAATATGAAGTTTTGATGATGGGGTTTTTAATTGATGAAGATCAATTTGAAGTTAGTCCGGCAATTACAAGAACATTTCAAATTTATGAAACTGAAACAAAATACAAAAAAAGAAAATATAAGTCTAAAATTCCACCAGAACCACCTGTGTATGATTTAATATTTCCTACAACAACAGATGAGGTTGAGGAATTGTTTAATTATAATCTTAATCTAATTTTAACCTTCACTGAAAATGTGAGTTCTTTCCAGGTTTACATTAATGACGATTATTATGGAGATACGTTAGACACCATTCAAGTTAATAGTGGAGATACGATCAGATTTCAAATTGTAAGAGTTGATGCAACAAAAGTTGCAAAACTAACTTATACTCAAAGTATATTATAATTTACTCACCATAAATATCTTTCTTATCCTTACATTTTTCTAATATAAGTGATTCTAAAAACTTATACATTTTAAGACCACGTTTATCACAATACTTCTTAAGCACGTCATGAACATCCTTGTCTATCTTTAAATTTTTAATCTTCTTGGTATCTTTAATCATAGGTAGAAAAAAGGCAGAAAAAAATCTTACCAAAATATAAATACTTTTTTTTAAGTAAAGTTTTTGCTTAAAAAGATAATATTTATAAGAAAATAAATAAAACTAAATTATTATTAAACATGGCTACTAACAGTAAAATATTTGTATCACCTGGAGTGTATACATCTGAAGTAGATTTGAGTTTTGTTGCTCAAAGTGTTGGTGTTACCACTCTTGGTATTGTTGGTGAAACACAAAAGGGACCAGCGTTTGAACCGATTTTTGTGAGAAACTTTGACGAGTTTACACAGTATTTTGGGGGAACGTCACCTGAAAAATTCATCGGAACACAAATTCCAAAGTATGAAGCATCTTACATTGCTAAAGCATACCTTTCTCAATCTAATCAATTATTTGTTACGAGAATACTAGGTTTGTCCGGATATGACGCTGGACCATCTTGGTCTATTATGACAAAAGCAAATCTTGATCCATCAACACTTGATTATTGGTGTTTGAACGCAGTAATCCCAAGTGGGTCTTGTGAACCAGTTTGTGTTCTTAAAAAAGAATTACCTTTGATGGTTGATTTTAGTGCTTGTACTGACGGAACCGTTACTTACAACCTGAATGGAACATCATTCCCATCTTTCATCAATATCGATGAGCTTTACGAAACTTTCCAAGGAGGAACCTCAACATTAAGAGATGATATCGACGAACAGATTTTAAATATTATTAATGATATGAATCCTTTCCTAGCAGAAGATGAGTACATTAGTTATTTTGGATCAATTCCTCAAGTTGACTATAACTTTTTAACATCAAATGGTTACACAGCATCTACTAACGTATTTGGTGTTGATAACGTATCTTTTGAAGATTCAAATCCATCTTCAGGTCTTAACGATCCGTGGTATTACGCTTCATTTGATAACATTGGTAACACACAATATACTGGTTATTCGTTCTTTACAACTGTAACGGGGATCACTCATTTGAATCCAGTTACAACTTCAACTACTACTGGAGTTCCTCCAACAACTACAACAACAACTACTAATCCTTGTGTTACACCAACCCCTATTACAACTACAACAACAACAGCACCTGTTGTTATTGATTGTTATGCAGGTACAGTGGTTGGTATGATTTACTATTACACTGGTACATCATTTACACAATATGATGATTTAGTTGTTTGTACTTTAAGAAGTAGAGGATTATCAACTTATTCAGACGAAATTAATCCTATTTTCGAAGTAACTGGTACATCACAAGTAACTTATGATATGACTGGAACATACAATGGTGTTTTGAAAAACCCATTCTTACCATTTGAAATTCAAGCTATCAATAACGATGGAACTGTATTTAACTTTGAAGTTTCATTAAGTGTGTCAGACGCTAACAACATCAGTAAAGTATTTGGTAGAGGAAACTTTGACAAACCAAGAACTACAGTTCCTCTAATGGTAGAAGAACTATATAGTACATTATTAACTTATGGATGGAATAAAGGTTTTATCAGAGGTTTAAGTCCTGTGGTTGTATCCGCTCAAGGAGCTCAAGGTAATGACCCTCAAACTATTGGATGGTACATGGAAAGATTCCAATCTCCAAGTACACCATGGATTGTTTCCGAATTAAGAGGTTCTAAAGTTTATAACCTATTTAAATTCTTTACAATTTCTGATGGAAATTCAGCAAACACCGAAGTTAAAATTTCAATTTCAGACTTATCATTTAATAATGAAACATTTACTGTATTAGTAAGAGATTATTTTGATACCGACGCTAACCCAGTTGTATTAGAAAAATTCACTAATTGTTCGATGAATCCATCTGAAAATAATTTTATCGCTAAAAAAATTGGTACTTTAGATGGTGAATATGAGTTGAAATCAAAATATGTTTTAATTGAAATGAACCCAGATGCACCGGTAGACGCGATTCCTTGTGGATTTGAAGGTTATACATTTAGAGAATATCCAGCTGGTAACTCACCTTACCCAGTGTATAAAACTAAATACTTCCTTCCAGGTGAACAAGTTTACAACCCACCTTTTGGAACAACAACTGGACAAGACGACGCATTTGTAAGTGCTGGAGATAATGTAAGAAAAACATATCTAGGTCTAGGTTCTTACTGGGGTTATGACTCTGACTTCTTCCAATATAAAGGAAAAGTTAAACCATTTGATTTATGTAATGGAGATGGTACTGATTGGAACTTTAAAACAAAAGGTTTCCACATGGATCAATTCGCAAGTGGTATTACTATTTCATCAGGTTTTGCATCAAGTGGTACACCAGCTTATGAAGTTGGTTCCGCACCATTCTCTTCTGAACCAGAAAATACTGATGATCCATATTACAGACTAATCGCTAGAAAATTCACAGTGTTTGTATATGGTGGATTTGATGGTTGGGACATCTATAGAGAATATAGAACAAACGCTGATAAATTTGCACTTGGTAGAAGTGGTTTCTTGAACGGGGCTTGTCCATCATTAAGATTCCCTAAAGGTAAGGGTAATGGATTATTTAAACAAATATCAATTGGGGACGGAACTATTGAATACGGAAATACTGACTATTACGCATACTTGTTGGGTCAAAGAACATTTGCCAACCCAGAAGCAGTTAACATTAACGTATTTGTAACACCTGGTATTGATATTCAAAATAACTCTGACCTTGTAGAACAAGCAATTAGTATGGTTGAGGAAGAAAGAGCGGATTCACTATATATCGCAACACTTCCAGATTACAATATGTTTGTGGCAACTACAACTGAAGGAGA